TGTAAGATCCTATTCCCTGGCCCGCGGTCATTGCTTGTGTAGTAAGCGGATCCATTGCTGCAACTTGTTGGCCTGGAATATCAACAGGTGTCTGTCCTCTTGCCATTGCTTGATCAAGAATTTTTCGTTGGATATCCTCAATAAAGGGGGCCTGGCGTACAATACTCTCTGTGGTTGTTGTTTCAGCCATTAAGCACGTCCTCCTTCAAATCGGCTCATGAGATCATACATTCTTGCCGCTCCCATGTTACGATCTCCGCCACCAGCGTTTCTTACCGCTTCGGCTGTCATAACAAATTCGCCATCAGAAAGATTAGCCGGAATACTGTCCGAGGTTCCTGTACCAGGGCCCTCTACTTCTCCGCCATTTGCTGCCAATATCATAGGTTGTGTTTGTTGTGGTTGACCCCCTATTTGTGGCATACCCATAGCGTTTCTAGAAAATGCATTTTGATTTGGGTTTTGCATAAATATACCGCTATTTTGTATGTCAGCTGGAGTATTTAATTGCATTAGAGGCTGAGGTTCTTGGTTAGTTATATTTGGAGTTTGAAAAGCTTGTTGTGCTAATTGTTGCATCACAGGAGAACTAAACTCTTCAGGTCGCGGAGTATAATTGGGATCAGGTTGCATAACACCGCTTCCGCCAAAAATACCACTATTACTTTCAGATTGCATGGTAGAAGGCATATTAGAGCCTATAAAATTAGAACCTGGGGCTGTTGCGTTATTAGTCATCATTGTTTCAGACTCGGATATTTGTACGGGAGGTCTTCCGGCTTTATAGGTTACCCCTTCGTGTACAAAAGTGTCTCCTCCTGAACGTAACACTTCTTCATTTTTCATGGTGATAGCATCCATTGCTTGTCCACCATCCATTGCTTGTGGACCATCTACTGGTCCTCCAACTGCAAAACTTGCAATACCACCTTGGTTATATACTTGTTGTTGGTTAGAAGCTACTTGGTTTGTTATTGGTAACGGGTTAACAAAAGGTGCGTATTGATTATTTAAATAGTTTTGCGCTTGATCTTGTGTAATTCCTGTTGTGGTAGCTAGTTGAGAAGCATCTGTAGTAGATGGAAAAATACCAGAATCTAACATTAGTTGTTTAGCCTCAGCAGAACGTCGCCATGTAGCATAGTCCGGTCTTGCACGTTGCGAATTATAATCTGCCCAAGCTTTTTGTTGAGCGTTTGTTTGACCTTTTATACGTGGATCATCACCTTCTGGAATATCTTCGTCGTCTTGCATTAAATACGCAGCGCCTGCTGTAACAGCCGGAATAACTAGGTTTCCTGCTTGCTCTCTTACTATTTGCGCGCCTTTTTCACCTAAATTACGATCTAAGAAACTTGTTTCGCCAGCGCCTGCTGCACCGCCGTCAGTGTTAACATATGAGGTTTTATTGCCTAAAGTTGCGTTATCAACTTTAAATTCTTGTCCAAGGTTTCCTGTATCAGCGCTAGTAGTATTTACATTTCCTAATCTTTGACTAGAGTTATCAAATCCACCAGTTGTTTTAGCACCTGGATAAGCATTTATATCAGTTTTAGGAACAACCGTTGCACCTTCAAAAGCTCCAAAACCCTGTTGATCGGCATTTGGCATCAAGACTGCTTTTTCATTTGACATTACATTTTTATAATCTCCGGTAGTTTGAACGTTTGGACTAGTAAGATTTGCATTATAAGATGGTGTTGTAAAATCAAAAGCTCTTCTTAAAAAACTTGACCCTGGTTTAGAAAATCCTTGACTCATAGCTTGGCCTGTATACGGATCAATGGTACTACCCGCACTTTGGAAAGCTAAGTTCATACCTCTTGGACCAAATATACCTTGTGCTAACGGATTTTGAGCGCCACTAGAAAATAAATTACTTGCAGCATTAAAAGGAGCCATTGCACCACTTTTTAAGCCACTAAAGAACCCAGACATAGCCTGACCTTTTCCTGCTGACATAATACCTTTTACGCCACTACCTAAAGCAGACATACCGTAAGACAACGCGGCTCCTTTAAGGGCGTCTCCCCACGAACCTCCTTGCATCTTTGTCATCATAGCAGACGCTAATGGACCACCAATACCCGGCAGTATCATGTTGCCTAACATTGGGACCACAATAGGAGCTACCTTTTTTATAACTTTTCGAATAGCTCTAAATATTTTTTTAAAGAAAAACTCTGGTTGCCCTGTTAAAGGGTTAATAGAGTTTAAAGAATTTCCTACAACATAACGATTAGGATCTTTAATACCCATTAAACGCATTTGTTGGAATAATTGTTGTTTTAATTCGGGGTTTGATTCGAATATTTCGGCTGGAACTACGGTTTCTCCGTGAGCAGCATGAACCATATATTCATCGCCGTACCGTCCTAAAGTTCCTAATCCACTAGCAAGGGCCTCAATAGAAGGTTCTCCTTGGTATTTAGGTGTTTGCGTTTGTGTCTGCATTTATGATACCTCCAAAACACTTGCGAAAACATTTATAACGTTTCCGGTCGTACAGTTTACAAGAAGCGTATCACTTTCCTCTAACACAAAAGGACCTGTGAGGGACGAGTTTGCCGAAGCAGCTAAAGCATTTGAATCAATAATAACTGTTGTCGACTCGGAAGAATCTCTTATCTTTCTTAAAACAGTAACACTTCCACTATGACTATTATACACATTTATAACTTTTACAATAGCTTGAGTTGCAGTTGGGCATGTATATATTATGGTATCTGACGTGCCAGACGGTATTGTAACGATATTTTTAAACGCATTTGCCATTTTATTCCATAAACCAAGTTATTGAACGCGAGTCATCTTGTCCTTCAATTATTTCTGGCATTTCTTTAGAAGTCAACGCCATTTCAATATCTCTTAATATTCTTTGCCAAGCAATAGAGTCGTAAGGCTCTGGTGCATCTGCAAAACTGCTGGTTAACAAACGTGCCATTACTTGCCTTTCATTCTAATTTTTGTTTTTCCTCGAATAGCTTCGCCATCTACGGGACAGTTCATGCCACCCATATTATAATTTTTTTTCCATTTCTTATAAACTTTAGGCTCGTTAATCTTTAAATAATCTTCTTGTTTCTTTGATTTAAAAGGCATTAGCGTCTCCCATCTGGTCGTATATCTAAACGTAAATCGCCCAGTGTCCATGCTACATCGGTTGTCGTACTTTGTATACGAATAACGGCTTGACGAGAACGTGCTCTTAAAAAGTTCTGATCGGTACTAGATGTTACAACATTAGTAGAGTTTGTACTTAAATCGCTTCCTGGAAAGTTTCGTGTCTTTACTACATAATCAATAGAGGCATTCGTTCCTGCTAAATCTACATCTGGAATAAGTCTATTAATAAACATAAACTCATTGCCATCACCTAAATCAAAATCGGCGGATTGAATGTAAGAACCCATAGCTTCTCCGTCAGCGTCCGTTCCTGTTTCTTGTATATAAATATATTCATTGCCATTTGCTGTGCCTGCCGCTCTTGGATTATCATGAATACTGTAGTCTACCCAAGCCGTACGAACCATTGACCCTATATCCCAAGTACCTTCTGTATAATTGTATTTAGCATAACGATCTATTTCTGTTGACCCAGAAGACACGTAAAACCAAAAGACTTCGTCAAACATCCGGTTAGATGCTGCAAAGAATTTAAAGCTTTGGCTAAGGTTAATATCGTCAAAAACATAACGTAATACTGTGCAAGGAATAATTTCTAGTCGCCCTGTATAAGCGTAGAAGTTTTCTCTATCCATCCAAAACACCCTGTCACCTACAGTTGTAACAGCATTTGGACCTACAATAGAAACATTACTTGCTAGTAATGTAAAACCAAATGTTAGTGGTGGCCCTACAAATCGCATAGCATGTAAATTTGCATCGGTCCAAATTAATATTTCTTGTCTAGTTTTTTGCGCAGATATTATTTCAGAACCGGAAGATATACGTTGGGCTCCTGCTGTATTAGTAGCCGTTGGTGTCCAATCAAATGGTGCTTCTTGAGAAGACCAACGCACTTGTAATAAATCTTGTTGTGTTTCGCCTAGAGGATTACAAGCAAAAGCTATAAGATGTCTATCAGATCCTGACACCATTATACGTCTGGTTATAGTAGGACAATTAGAAGCGCCTGTTTGAGAATCTAATGAAATAGCTCTTGCTGTTAAGCCTAATGTCTTATTCCAATAGTAAGGCGTGCCATCGTATACACTAAAAGCTAAGTCTTCCCCCCAATTATCTTGTGACCACAATCTAATGTTTTGTCCTGTAGAAGCTGTTGTTGATGCAGGATCTCCCCATCCTATAAAATCATTTGCTTCACGAACTACTTGGCCACCTGTATGAGAAACCGCCGCTGTACTTCTAACTCCACGTACAACTCCAGCATCTAAATTATTTCCTGTCTTTCCTGTATAAAGAATTAATTCGTCTTCTATATTAATTAACCCTACAAAAGTAACGGTATCTCCGCTTGCGTGTCCCGCAACAGTAGAGCCATCAGAGTTTCTAGTTAAATCTCCCAACGTATTAACGCTTTTAGTTCCGTAACGAATGTACTCGTTATTAATTTTAATAGTGCCTGTCGTAGGTAAAACAGCTCCATTGCTTACGGGAACGGAGGAACTAAACGTTGTTATAGCCGCACTTAATGTTGTAGAGGCTGTATTGAAATAGGAAGCGTTTACTAAAGGAATGTTTGTAACAGAATTAGAAATACCAGAAGATAAGGTAGTAGCAGAATAACTAGAAGTTATTCCTCCCCAAAACCCAGCTCCAAAACCTGTTCCTGATACTACCGTGTTTAATCCGGTATTTATTTGGTATTCCGCAGAAATAGAAGCGCCACCACCAGCTACAGAACCACTGTTTGCTGTGCCGCCGGTATTTATTTTATAAGAATTAGCGTCTATAACCTGTGTAATTTGTTGTTCTTTATTTAAGTCACCTGTGGTAAGACTATCAAACCCTGTAGCGCCACTATACGTTACAAAATCATTAACAACTGCGCCATGCGCTATATCAGTAACGGTAATTATTCCGTTTCCTGCTGTGCTTAAAAAAGGATTATTACTTAAAGCAACTGTTTTACGAATAGGAGTAATATCATTATAGCCTCCTCCTTGCTCAATATAAAACTTAAACTCAGTTCCTAAACCCATAAATTGAGAATTATCTAATGCTGCCCATACATGCAAAGAACGACCTGTGCCTTGAAAAGCCGTACTACTTAATCGTGCCCAACCACCCATCTTCTCTGGGCGACCTTTACGAAAGCGAATAAGATCAGAATCGTACCATCCGTTTTCGGCTCCATAAGAAGTGGTCTCACGGTTAACGCCTGGTTTAAATACTATTCGCGCTAAAGGCATAGTTAACTCCCTACATTAGTTTTTTTAGGGCGACCTTTTTTACGTTTAGGAGTCACCACAGGGCCACATTTACAACGTGCTCCAAATATTTTGTCAAATAGCCTTATATACCATAGAGCCATAAGTTATCTCCTATAAGATTTTACAGTAGCATCTGTTGTCCACGATTGAACTTTAGCTATTACATTAACAGTTTTATCAGCATTATATGTTGTTGTATGAAGAGCTATAAAAGCGTCCATGTCTGCTGCTCCGTCTAAAGCTGCTACTATGCTTGCATGATCGGCGCGAATTGCAGCCATATATGTTATTACTGCTGAAGGAATTGCTGTCTCTGCTGTAACTTTGCGTTCTATTAACCATGAAAAACCAGACAAGTAACTATTTGCTTCTACAGTAGCTTGCTTTTTTGCTTTAGTTTTTAAGCCATAATTAATTATTTTTGTAGTACCATCCAACTCAAACATTTGATTGTTAGACTCATCTTTAGCATCTTCGTCAGCTAGTTTTCTATCCGCAGATTTAGTTATCGTTTCAACTACTTTGTTCCCATCAACAGCATAAGTTGGGTCATTAGAAACATAATAGTTATTATCTAGTTGTGCTGCTGTTGTAACAGGATATATTT